ACTTCTTTTAGTGTTTCTCCATCCCAACTCATGTATTTTCCACACAAAATATACACTTTTTTATCAAAAGTAAAAAAGGAAGTATCTCTATCTGGTATTGTTCCTATAAGTGTAGGCTCTATTTCCTCAGTACTTTCCAAATCTTCTTTTAAAAAGCAGTATAACTTACCATTTGTTGCCACTAAAAGATATTCTATTCCACCTAAATTAGTGCTATACATACCTTTTATCGGTGTTTCAAAGTTATATATACTTTTATATCCGTATATTTTTCTTAATTTGTAATCATTTGTTATATAGAAATTATCCATATTACCTGATTCACCATATTGAATTTGAGTATCTCCAGTATTAGATATATTCAATCCTAGAAATTTATCTACTTTAAAAGGTGTTATATTCTTTTTTGCTTGTATATTTGCCCTTCTACCACCTCACTAATAATTTAAATTAGCATCATACACATCTTCACGTTTTATTGGTTTTTGTGGGATTGGTTTTAAGAATACTGCTCTTAATTCTTCATATCTTTGTTGAAAAAAACTAGCTTTATTTGTATCTTCATCTAACATTAAGTGTGCAGCTAGTCCGTATGCTAACAATGTAGTAGCTTTAATAGAATCCACTTGTAATGGTTGCTCTAAAGATTCTATTTCAACTGGATAAACTCTTTCTTCTTCTTTTCGATATCTATTATCAATACCTACCAATTCATTTTGTAATGTTGTTAATATCATTGGTGCTTTAGCTCTATACTCTTGTGTAGTATCTGGATCTATTGCTCCACTACCAAGTATTTCATCAATTAAAGCCATTGATAATTTAAATATAGTTTCTGCTTTCCTTTATTTACCTCCTCAGAAAAAAAGCTCTATTAAGAGCTTCTTTTATCAAGAGATAAACTCTTGATTTTTTTATTTATTTTTACTGTCAGATTTTTCTTCATCTTTTGAAGAAACTTCATTTTCAGTATTTTTTGAAGTATTTTCATCTTTTTGAGTAACTTCATCTTTTGAAGAAGCTTCGTCATTTTTAACGACTTCTTCAGCAGGTTTTTTCTTATCTTCTTTGACAATTTCTTCGGCTAGTCCTCTAGAAATTAAGTCTTGACATCTTTCATCATCAAAATTATCAATTTCTTTTCCAACTTCATGCCAAGTTTGGTTATCAATTTTATCTAAAAAAACTTTTTTAACTCTTATTTTCATTGATTACTCCTTTTAACCTTGTGATGGTGCTGTTGTGTAGTGTGCATAGATTGCATCTTTCTTTCCTTCTAGAACGAAAGTATCGTATCTTACACGTCCTTCTACTAAGTTACCATTGATTCCTGGTGGATCTCTATGAATCTTATAGTCAGTTAACTTTTTAGGGTTAATTGTTGCAATTGGATGAGTAATAATAAACTCACAATTTGCAGGTAAATAAGATGATGGTACTTTAATTACTGGTACACCATCAATTTCTCCTACTAAACCTTTATAAGATAATTTTGTAGCCATATCTCCAGTTTTTGTAAATGAAGAATCTAATTTGATAGCTTTATAGAATGAAGTACTAACTACTGCAATACGTCCATCTGTTGGTACTAAAGCATTGTCTAGTTTTTCTTGTCCATCTAAGAATTTTTCATAAGCATTAGCTTTAGTAATTGCTCCAGTTCCAATAGAACTATTAGATACTGCTTTTGCTCCGATTACTGATAATACTTGTTTATCTTGTGCTGGAACAATAACTTGATCAATTTCACGTTTTAATGCTCTTCCTGCATCTTTTACATTTAATTGATCTTGATTGTTTCCTTTATCAATTGTGAATGTAAATGATTTATCAGTTGTTAATTGATAAGTATCTAATTCATCTTGTAACTCTGTTGGAGTTCCATATCTAGATGTTCCACTTCTTGTATAGTTATTTAGTGGTACTGTTGGAATACGATATACTTTAATTGTATCTACTCCGTCAAAATTATAATCGTTATTTACTAATGGTGCTGTAAATGATGCTTTTTTGAAGGCTTCATCTACTTTCTTTTCATATTTTTGAGCTAAATTTACTGCCCTTCTTTATCATTCCCTTCTTTTATTCATTAAATCCATCTAAAAATGGATCTATATCATGTTTTTCATTTGTAGGTCCTGTTTCTGTTACTCCTCCTACTGCAGAGTTTCTATTTTTTTCATTAGTCTTGAAAATCTCTAATTGTGTTTCCATGTCTTTGAGTTTCCAATCCTTATATGCTTCTATTAGAGAACTTTTTTCTGCATTTTCAAACACTTCTTTAGGTATATCTTGTGGATTTACATCTGGAAATCTATTAATAAAATCTGTATATTCTTTATTTTTAGCTTCCTCTTTGTTTTTAGCTTCTTCTTTAGCTTTTAAATCGTTTAATGCTTGTTGTAATTCTTTTCTTTGTTGCCTATTAGCAATAAGTTCTTTTGCTAGAGCTTCTGGTGCTCCAGAATCAATTAACTCTTGTAATTCATCTAAATCCCTTTGTCTAGCTTGTTCTTCTTCGTATTTTCTTACACCAGCAATATATTCCTTTACTGAAATACCTAATTCTTCTGCTTTTTCTTTTGCATATATCTCTAAGTCGCTATTTTGTAGATCTTCTAGTTCTTGTACTTTTTTATCGTAATTCAATCCTTTTTGGTACCCATTGATTAAATCTTCGATACTTTCTACATTAACTGTTTCTTTATTGTACTTAATCTTTCCAGATAAAGCCTTTAATAAAGGTGCTAAATCTACTTCTTCTTCATCTTTAGAATTATCTTCTTGAGGTTCACTTGGTTTGCTTTCCTCATTTGTTTCTTCTTCTGATGAATCTAACTCTTCTCCACTTTCGATTACTTCTTTATCGATTTCTGAAAAAAAGTCATCATCTTCTGAAGTCGTTGTGTCTGTTGGTATACTTTCTACAATTTCTTCATCTTCCATTAAATTTTCCTCCTCTGGGTATGGTTGCCCATGTGCCTTTATAAGCACCATAGAATAGATATACAATATGCTACGAACATATCTTTTCCTCCTACCAGTCGACTATGGTATTATATCTACTCTATGCTACCTATAAAGGTAGCTTTTTTTATTTTTTCTTTTTCTTAGTAAGAATACTAAATGTTCCTTTACCCAATATACCATCTTTTATATCTAAGTCACTATCACTTATTGGTGCGTTTTTATATCTTTTTACTTGTTGTTTTTCTGTGTTTGCATCTCTATTTTCAGTAGCTTTTGATAAAACTCTCACTTGATTCATACCAACTTCTCTTTCAACTTCTTCTTTTCTTTTTTTTAATTGTTGAATTTTTTTCTTTTTTTCTATTTCTTCTTTGCTCATGATTGTAGACCTCCTATTTCTTCAAGTTGTTCCATTTTTTGAACAGCATTTCTTCCTATTTCAGTTTGTGGTTCTGTTAATGGTATTGCTCCGTTTTCTCCTATTTGTAGTGTTTGTGCTAGTTCTTCACTTGTTGGTATTGGATTTTCCATATCAGATACTGTATTTGCTCCATTACCATCTAATGCTCCCATCATTTGCATTACTGTCTTTTCCATTTGATCTGGTGGTAATTGTGTTAAACTTGCTCTTGTTTCTTGATCTAATGTGTCCATAAATTGTCCCATTAGATTATATAATGCTTGTTTATATAAATCATTCATTTCTATTGATGATATTAATTCTTGTTTATTTGGTATTATTTCATCTGGAATTCTCTTTAAGTATTCTACAAATTCAATAAATCCATTATTTAATAAGTTATCTAATGTTTGTACACTTGCTACTTCTGAGAAGTATGAAGCATTTCCAACATCTATTTTGATATGTAGCCACATATCTTTTAATGAACTAAAATCAAACAATTCTACTGTTCTTTCATTATTTGGTCCAGTTAGTACTACTGGTCTTGGTCCATAGTTAGTAGCCATCATATCAATTATTATTTTACCACAATCTTCTACAAATTCATAGAAGGCTGCTTTTACATTTTCTAATGGTACCGCTGCACTCTTTTGTATTGCTATGATTGCTGTCGCATTATTCATTGTTACATTACCTAAAGATGCATCTCCTACACCTAATGTTTCTTTTGTGTATTGCATTGCTAATTCTATTGCATCTATTATTTGTGTACTCATTGGTGCTGGTTCTAAATATCCAGCTATATTTCTTATTGAATCTCCATTTAAGTTTGTTACTGGTATTTGTGCTCCTATTTCGTTGGTCCAGCC